TGCTATGGTAATTAGGACGTAATAAACAAACATAAAAAAACAAAATGGCAAGACGTAGAAAAAGCACCAAAAGACGCGCAGGTCGTCGTCGCATGGGCGCAATTGGCAAAAGAGCCAATTTAACAGCTGCACTAGGTATAATCGCTGGCGCAGTTATTGGTAAAAAGGTTGCAGGCTTTATTCCAGTAGGGGATGAACGTATTAAAAATGCAGCTGTTGTAGGTATCGGACTAGCTTTCCCAATGATCCTAAAAGGGGATATGGGTAAGGCAATTGGTAACGGTATGATCGCAGCAGGTGGCGCAGGTTTAGTAGGTCAATTAATACCAGCACTAGGTCAAATGGATGATACTATGACCTTTCCAGTAACAGTTGGCGAAGTACCTGATAATATCAGCGTAATTGCTGGTGATGATTCAGTTATGGCTGGCGACGACCTTTCTGTGCTGGCAGGATATGACGAGGACGATAATTAATTAAATTACCTGTATTCACCTTTATTTAAAAACAAAAAGCCCCGCCCTGGGCGAACGAACAGGGCAAAAACAAAATGGCTTCAACAGTCGGCACACGCCTCGCCTTTGAAAAGGCAAAACAAGCGATAAACACAGCAGGTTTTTCGCTAGGTCAAGCAGTACTTTCACAGTCCTACTTGCGCCTTGAAGTAGCTTTAAGTACTACAATTACAAGCTATCAGTTCCCTGTACTTACAAATGATGTGAGTAGCAGCAATACACAGAGCTTTAACACTGAACAGCGTCTCAATTTACAGGATGCGTTCGTTTGTAGCTCGATTGGTTTATTTTTCTGTAAACCTTCAAGTACAACAGCTACTAACTTTCAGCTGTTTACTTACCCTAACTCACAGAATTTTACAGCGTCAAACACAGCTAGCAGCCTTTTAAATTGGTATAACAGCAGCCTTACTTTGACTGTTAATAACCGTCAAATTGTGCCTGCTTACGATTTGTACCGTCATTATTCTGTACCTCAGCAGCAGCAGGTAACTGCTCCTTATTATTCAGCTAACACAGCTACTTTCCTTGATCAGCAAAGCGGAGCAGATTCAGCTTTCTATCCAGTAGAGCCAGCCTGGGTACTTGTTGGATCTAAGCAGAACAGCTTACAAGTACAATTGCAACAAGCTATGGCAGCTGTTGAAACTAACAGCCGCGCCGTTCTGATCCTTCGTGGTCACCTTGCGCAGAACGTCACCCCAGTACGTTAATAACTAGGGAAAAAAACAAAGGGCCAGTCAAATGGCTGGCCCTATTTTTTAAAAAATAAAAAATTTAGACAATGGCATTTAAAGCCGCTAAATACGAACTGGTTGAATTGTTAGTACCTGGAGTAGCAAGTACTGGACAAACCCAAACGCAATGGTCCTTTCCCGACTTGCCTAAACTAAGATATACTAGTTTGCTAGCGATGGAAAGCTGGGCAATTGATACGCTGGAAAAAAGTCCTAATAACGTGGACACCCCAACAGCTGCAATTATGGAAAAAAGCTACCTAGTGTTATACTCAAACGAGCGCCAGGACTTATACCGTATTCCCTTGATTAGTTTAATTCGCCAACAAGCTACAACTAGCGCCAGCGCGCCTTTTGTACGTGCATTATTTGAGTTTCAAGGTCAGAAAATAACCTGGGATAAGTCATTTATTCAAATTGCTAACGCACCTGCTAATACTACCAATTTTAGCTTTTGCTTTGGCGTTTATTACATTTAAGTTATGGCAGCAACTGCACAACTACGCAGCGCAAGCGCTGTGCTAAATTGGTATAATGATCAGCCGCAAGCGGCTTTCAAGTTGTATCGTTTTTCTGTTATGCCTAAAAACATTACTGGAGCCTATGACGGTAAAAGTAAGGATGAAGGCTACGAAAAGCTACAAAGTGAACTGGCGTTAATTGCTAATGATGACTATAACAATTTTGTGCTAGGCTTATTCAACGAAAAGGATAAAGAAAAAGCGACGCCTGCGATTAACAAAGTGTTTACCGTTAATGACGCGCCGCTAGGAATGGTGGCAGGCTATGGCGTAAGCAATCAACAGGCGCAAATAAATAACGAGATCTTAAACGAGATCCGCGCAATGAGGGCAGAAAGGTTAGCAGAGATTGAAGAAGAAGAAGAAGAAGAAGAAGAAACGCCAGTTACGCCAGGATCAATACTAGCAGGTATGCTGCAACAGCCACGCGTCCAGGAAATGCTAATAAATGCGCTAGCAGGTATGGCAGGTGGGTTAATGCGACCTAGAGTGCAGGCAGTTAGTGGTACACATACTGAACAAGATATGGAACAAATTTTACAAACTTTATTTAGTAAAGGGGTAACGCCAGACGACCTGGTTAAGCTGGCTTCAATGCCGCAAAGTCAAATAACAATGCTGCTATCAATGCTGCGAAAATAATGGCAAACAGGATAAAAATATCAACAACAGACGTCCTGCTAATAGGCGGCGGCTTGCTTGCTTTTACAGCTGTGAAAAGAATACTTATTGCGGCTGGTATTGCAGCAGGACAAGGCACACAGGCGGCTAGTCAGTTAATTACTGATCCTAACAGCTATTTTAAACCTAGTTACTACAAACGTACTGGCGGCTCGCTTATTAGACGCGCAGACGCAGAAAGGTACGCTAGGCAGATTCATAGCGCCTTTGGGATATTCCAGGACGATTTTAACGCTATTGTTGCTGTATTTAGTCGTATGCCTAGCAAAGCGGCAATATCATTTTTAGCTGATGTTTTTTCGCAGATCTATAAAGAGGACTTGCTTACTTTTTTAACCAATGGTGGCGGCATATTACCCTGGGACGGACTTTCGGACAACCAGCTAAAACAATTGCTAGCGCTAACAAATAAATTACCAAACAGATGAAAAAAGGAAACTTACTACCGATCTTATTGATTGCTGGCGCAGCTTACGCCTTTATGGCTTTTCGCAGACGACCAGGAGTAACAGTAACAGCAGATATGCCGATACGCCAAACTGCTGAAGAATTTGAAGCAGACACAAGAGGCGCACAAGTTAAGTCCAGCCTTATTGACGCTGGAACTAAACTGATAAGCAACTTATTTGCAAAGAAAAGTGATCAGCAAAGAGCTGGTAAAAAAGCAAGGCAAACAGCAGTGAAGCGCGCCGTAAAAAGTGGAACAGCTACAAGAAAGCAAGCAAAAGCAGTAACAAAGTCGCTTTCACAGGGTATCGGCCCTATTCGTATCGGCTTTAATGATGATCAAGTTTTAGTTTAAAATAAAAAAATGAATAAAAACTTACTTTACATAGCGGCGGCAGCTTATTTTATATGGCTTTTTTCCAAAAAGAAAATGAACGGTACTGATCAAGGTAGCGTTCAAATGGCAGCTGGAATGGCGAAAAGATTAGTTGCAGACGCAGTAGATAACACGACCTTTATACCAGACGAAACTACTTTTGCGGATCAATACGCAAAAGATAAAAGCCTGTGCAAATGATTTGTAAAAAATATATTACAGAAACAAAAATTTTTTCGCAAAGCAGTCAAACAGACACTAACGCGAATAGCATAATTTTTGTCAATCAAGGTACGACTAACGTAACAGTGGACGGTTTTTTACTTACTCCGAATCAGTCCTGGAATATAACAGGAAACGAAAACGAGATAAACGTAAAAGTTTATTCGTTTAATTTTAGTGGCGCAGGAGTAAACCAGCTAACTGTTATCCTTAAAAGATACGTTTAATGTTTGTAGATTTTAACATATTAAACCAGCTAGGCAGTCCTGCGATTAATAGCAATACGTTTGCTAATCGTCCAGCGGCGGGCCAAACTGGTAGGCTGTTCGTTTCAATAGATACTTTTGAGATTTATAGAGATAACGGCACAACGTGGGATCTAATCGGCGGCCCAGGATCTAGTACAATTACTGGAACTGGTACAGCTACGCAGGTAGCTTATTTTACAAGTAGCCAAGCGATAGGATCTAGCGCGAATTTATTTTGGGATAATACTAGCGGCTTTTTAGGAGTGGCAACAGCTACGCCTAGTGCTAGAATTGAGGCAGTAAAGACTGACGGAGTAGGTATATACGCAAACTATACAACTAATGCAGGCAGCGGAAGTAGTACTACTGCGATATGGGCAAAGAATATAACCAATAGCAGCGGCTTTGCGGCAGTTATTGAAGAAACTACGCCTAACACAACTGCTGGACAGTATCCTTTACTAATTAAGCACAGCCTATCTAGTGGAACAGCTGGCGTGGGTATGGGAACTGGTATTCATTGGCAACTGCCTGACGACGCAGGCACGTTTAAAACTACGCAGCTAACGATTGAAACTATTGACGCAGCGGCTGCTACTTATGCAACTAGATACCGTTTTAATGTTCAAAGCAATGGAACAGGTACGCCAGTAGCTTACATAAATGCTACAGGTTTAGGGATCTTTACAGCTACGCCAGGTGCGGCCCTAGATATTCACAGTACTGGAATAATGGCGCAGCTTAATAGCACTAGCGCAACTGCTAACAGCTTGCTGGCTTTTCAGCGTAGCGGTAGCGGACTGTGGCGCATAGGCGACGTATATAATGGCGGCCCTAATTATTTTGAATTATACAATACTGTTTTAGGCATAAACGCTATGCAAGTTTTTGCAGCCACTAACAAAACTAGCTGGCAGGCAACAGAAAACTACACTAGCGGCGTAGCTAGGGGCAATTATTTTGACTATAATCTAACACTCAATCCAGCTAACCCGTTAGCTAGTCCTAACGCAATTAGTGCAGTAGGTGCAAGCCTTGATCTAACGCTTGAAGGTAGTATTACAATACCTAGCGGCGCTAGAAGTGGACTAGACGCTTACAACAGCATACGTTTTACAACTACTGGAACGCTAACACATAACCAGGGAACGCAAATTCGCGCTTATAGCAATTTAACAGCAGGCTGGGCCTTTAACGGATCAGCAACAGGAACAATAACGCACCTAGCAGGCCTACGCGCGCTTTTTCCCGATAATACAGGCAGCGCTGTAACGGTTACTAATAACTACGCGCTACTGTTAAACGATCAAACTGCTAATACTGGAACGGTTACATACACTAACCGCTGGGGAATATATCAAGAAGGGGCAAGCGATCTAAACTATATGGCGGCAAATTTGTTGCTTGGTAGTACAACGAATAACGGTGCTAAATTACAAGTACAAGGCGAGGCAACAATAAATAATAGTATCAATGTAAATGATCAAGGAAGATTTAAAGGTTGGTTTACCAGCGGCACAGGGTTAGCAGTTGAGGTTGGTGTTAGTTCTAGCGTAGGAAATGTATTATGCTATAATAGAACTAGTGGATCTTATGGAGAATTATCGTTAGCAGGCGGAGATTCAGGGGGCAATACACAAATGCGATTTACTAGCACTGGAATTGGAATTGGCACAAATGCGCCCACTAGGTTGCTTGATGTTGATGGAGTAATAAGAACTAGAAATAGTGGTAGTGCTGGTGCGCCTAGTATTGAACTTGGAACGTCCGCACAAGGTAATGGGTTATTCTATCCAACAACTAATACCATTGCAATTTCTACCAACGATACCGAGCGAATGAGAATAACAAGTGGCGGAGAGGTTCTTGTAGGTAGTACATCATCGGGATTAAGTTCTTCTGGTAGGGGTGTTATTGAAATAAATGGAACATCTGAATCAATACTTGGATTAAAAGTTAATAATGTAGTAAAGACATATTTATATCAATCAGGTGATAATGTAGAATTTAATAATACTGCAAATGGCTATTTAGCATTAAAAACTAATGTCTCCGAGCGAATGAGAATAACAAGTGTCGGCAACGTACTAATCGGCACAACGACAGACGCGGGCCAAAAATTGCAGGTTAATGGAACTACAAAAACTACAGGACTAATTCAATATAATAGTAAAGGTTTTTTAATTTCTGCTGTTAATAGTGTTGTTAATGGAACAAAAACTGTAACTATTAGTAACCCAAGCACTAACGGTTTTATTAAAATCTTTTGCGGTGTTTATGGTAATGGTACTGGTTATCAATCTGTAGCTGAATGGATATGCGGTGGTTATGGAAATAGCGTAATGAATGCAGTTGAAATAGTAAGAAATAATAGTAATGTTAATTTAACTATTTCAGCTATTACTAGTAATGTTGGAAGTTTAACCTTTACAATAACTTACAATTCAGCAAATCAAGCGGATATAACAGTAGGACTTTTAGTTGGCGATCAAAACGAAACTGCACCTACAATCACAATAGCATAAAAAATAAAAAAAATGGGATATTCAATTCAGCCAGTACAGATCTGGCAAAACGGACAAAGCGAAACTGGCAATTATATTGACGCTAGTATTGTAAATGACAACCTATCGGACTATGCGCAGTTTTACTGGAATATCAGTAAAGTAACTACTGACAGCGAGGGTAACGAAACAAAGCAAAGTTTAACGCAAGGCAATACTACTATCAGCGGCGAAGCCTACGTTACCTGGGGAACAGCTAGTGACATTAATTTAGCTGCTTATCAGTATATTTGTAGTCAATTAAATTTAACCTTAATACCTTAAAAAAATGGACAAACTACAAACACTAAAAGCAGCAGCCTACGACTTAATGGCTAACATTGAATGGCTTCAAGCAAAGCTGCGCGAAACTAACCTGCAAATCGCAGAGGAAATAAAAAAACAGAAGGAAAGTGGATCCACAAATAATAACGATAGTCATTAGTAGCGTTTTTGGCGCTGGCGCTAGTTGGGCCGTACTTAATCAGCGCGTAAAAGCGTTAGAGGAAAAGCAGGCAAAGCACGACGACCACGCAGAGCGTCTTATCCGCTTAGAAACTAAGCTGGACGTTATTATACAAAAATTTAAAAATACGTCATTATGAAAAAGCTATTTAAAAACTGGAAAACTACCTTTTTTGGTTTTGCTACTATTATTGGCGGGGTAGCAGCCATACTAAAAGGCGACCTGGTTACTGGTATTAGCACAATTGGCGCAGGCCTGGGCCTAACCGCAGCTAAAGATTTTGATAAAACAGGTCTGTAATGAAAAGCACCAGGACGTACATTGTTGCACTATTTGTGCTGGCCCTGGTATTAATAGGATCAAAAGTGAGCGCAGCAAAACTGATAGCAAAATTTGAAGGCTTACGCCTACGCGCCTATAAAGACAGCGGCGGCGTTTGGACTATTGGTTACGGTACTACTATAAACCCTGTTACTAGTATTCCAATAAAACAAGGCGACACAATTACAAAAGACACAGCGCTAACCTGGTTAAAAATGCAAACAGCTGCAACACAAACACAGGTAAAAGCAAAAATAAAAGTACCCCAGTCAGCTAATCAATTAGCTGCATTGACTAGCTTAACCTATAACATTGGCATTGGCGCTTTTAGCAGATCCACACTACTAAGATTAATTAATAGTGGAGCAGATAAAAACGAAATTGCAGCGCAGTTTATACGCTGGAACAAAGTAAAAGGAGTAGAAGTCCCAGGACTAACAAATAGGCGAAAACTAGAAGCTGAGTTATATTTGTCATAAGTTGCTAATTTATAGCATTTTATTTAATCTAGCCACTCACAGCTAGATTTTTTTTTTGGTTATATGAAATAAAGTATTATAGATTTGTACTGACAAACGATCTACATTCATTTAAATTCTAACCGTATGACAACACCAAACGACCTGGCAGCGTATAAAACTATGCTGCAAGACAAAATCAAAGCGCTACAATTTTTAGGATCTAATCTAAAAGACACAAAGCGCATAGCAATTCAGCTAACTTTTAATTGCGATAGTCGCGTCCTAATTGAACAGCGGCTGATCCCATTTAACCTGGAAATGGAACTGCGCACTCTTATTGACGATTCTATTGACTTTTACCAGCGCCAGTTGATTAACGCTAACCAGGGAAACTATGAGCAAATTTGACCGCGTAATTAGCTGGTCTTATACCTGGCTATTTTGTTTTCCATTAATGCTGCTAGTAATGATAGCAGTAGAAACAGTTTTTTTTATTTACAGATCTATAAAATTAATCCAACTATGCAAAACCAAACTTTTAACGCTCCTGCGTTTCCCCCACAAGTAGCACAAGACAATCTAGGCCGCATTATTGCGCCTATTCCTGGAATGAGTAAGCTAGAATACTTTGCTATACAGCTGCTCCCAGCTATGCTACAAATTGCAGCTAACAAAGGTAAGCTATCAAATAAAGGGGTGCCAGTAACGCCACAACAGGCAGCAATAGACGCTGCAAAGGATCTAATCAATGAAATTGAAAAACTTAATACAAAAGAAAATGAAAAAGACATCCTTAGTATTATTGAATAACCCAAAATTTTGGTTATTAATTATTTTACTCTTTATGCTATGGCTATCTAGCTACTGGAACTACTAACAAAAATGCAGACAAACGATCTGGAAATTAACGACCTGTTAAAAGCGAGGCGCTACGATCCCACAAAAAGGCCCAGCCAAGAGCAGGTCGTTTTTTCTATTAATTCTAAAATCGTGGGAACGCTGCAAAATTACGTGGTAGTTAGCGGCCTACCTAAGGCAAGCAAAAGCACCTACCTGGGCGCCATTGCTGCTAGCGCCCTTGTGCCGCATTACCAGGCAGTTTTTGGCCTTAAATTATCATTGCCAGCAGATAGGCAGCGCCTTGCCTATTTTGATACTGAGCATAGCGCCTTCGACTTTTACAGGCAAATGGATAAAATAAAAGGGTTTGCAGATAAAAATAGCTTGCCCAATTTTTTTGACGCATTTAGCACTAGGGAAGATATGCCAGCAAAGATTCGCAAATTAGTTGAAGCCTATTTGCAGACGCACGCAGAGTGCAGCGTTTTAATTATTGACGGACTGCTTGACCTTTGTCTTAACTACAACGACGAAAGGGAAACCAGGTTACTTACTAACTGGTTTAAAAGAATTACTAAGCAATATAACGTTTTACTAATTGGCGTGTTGCACCTGGGAAAAGGCCAGGGCGAAACGCTAGGACACCTGGGATCTAATACAGACCGCTGGGCGCAGAGTACCCTAATAGTTGAACGCAATAAAGAAAATCAGCAGTTTATTTTAAGGCCTAAATACCTGCGCAGTTCGGATGACTTTGATCCAATAGCTATAATGAATTTTAACGGACTATGGCAGCAAGTACCGTACATAGAACAGGAAACTTTTACAATACCAAAAAAAGCTAAAAAATCTTAACCTGGGAACAGAGGAAACTGAACGCTAAATTTTATGGAACAGAAAAACAACAGCGGAACAATTTTTCGCAATGCAAAAAAGGAAACAGCGCAGGCGCCCGATTATTCGGGAACAGCAACAGTAGGGGAAAAAAAATTCCGTATTGCTGGCTGGATCAACAAAAGCAAAACTGGATCTAATTACCTGCGCATTTTATTTACTGAAGTAGTAGAACAGCCGCAAGCTGGACTACCAGCACAGCAAAGCAGGCTGGAAATGGGGAGTGGCAATATAGATAGCGTAATGATTGACGACCTACCCTTTTAAAAAAAAGCGCCAGGAGCTAGGCTCAACTGGCGCGGACAAACGACCAACGGACTAACCGCGATCACCTGTATTCACTACGAAATTAGTAAAAAATGGCAAAGGATCTAAAAACAGCAATAGTTTTTTTTAAGCCTGGCACAAAGCGGCCCAGGAAATACCGAAATATATCTAATGTGCTAAAATTTGGCAAATTTTGCCAGGATCTCGGCGCCTGGTATATTAACTGGTACGACAAGGAAAGCGCGAAATTTGAGCGCAGGACGTGGCTTATACGCGATTTTGAAAAAAAGCTGTAAATTAGCAGATACATAAGCAGAGTTGGTTATATTCACAACGCGGCCCCTGGTTTCTACTAGGGGCCTTTTTTTGCGCTTATATGTGCAACGATTTTTTTTAAATAAAGGTCAATACAGGTAAATCTGTGGATAAAAAAATATCGTAAAATTCCCTAAAATATCAATTATTTTCACTAACTTTGAGCTATTGTGTGCAAGGCCTCACAAAGGCATGCACAAATAGCTCAAAAAGTTGCTATTTTACGAAAGTCAAAAAATTAGTTTGGTAAAAGTTTTGCAGGGCCAAAAAGTTTTTTTACTTTCATACGGACAAACGACATAGGATTTAAAAGCCGCGCCGACAGGCGAATGAAAAACTTATTTTATCTAATAGGCGGCGCCGCTGCACTTTTTTTACTTTCAAGATTTAGATTCGGCCAAAAAGCTATTTTTCAACTGCGCAGCCTGCGACCAGGCGGCAGTTTGTTACAGCCAACAATTAACGTGGAACTGGCAGTGCAAAACCCGACCAATACAACGATAAAAATTAAAAGTATTACTGGATCAATTAGCGTTAATGATAGATTCCTGGCTAATGTATCAGCATTCGGCGATCAGACAGTCGCACCTAATAGCGAAAGTACGCTGCGCCTTGTGGCACGTCCTAGCGCGTTAGGAGTTTTTGAAAGTGTACGAGAATTAT